TAGTGACGAAGAACAGTAGGATTCCGCCAATTACGAGCGGACCTAAGTAGGGACTCGAATACTCGAGTCCCAACGAGACGTTCAAAACTCATCCAGACCTGAAGGGAGCCCTGCAGCGTTTGCCGCAGGTCCTTCAATTCAGCGATCTGGTAGAACAAATCGTAAGTACGATGATTAGGATGTATCCTAGCCATCATACTGTCCGTGTACTTTTGCATTGCTGCAAGAGCACGCAGACGACAACTTGCGAGATATACCTGAACGTCCGCATTCGTGACATATACTTCAGGACCAGTGATTTGGCTTTTGTAGTAGACTTCGGTTTTAACCCGTTGTCCATTTCCAATCGCGTTAGTCACTAAGCTATCGGTACCCTTCCACGCAACATCGCGGTTCGGACTAGTCAATTTCGGGATGAATAATTCAAATTCACCCTGATCTAGAAAAGCCGGCCGGGTTTTGCGGGTTGTGTCCCGTATTGTACCATAAATAGGCTCCTGAGGGGGCTTATTCACAGTACCGCTTGTCTCAGTTCTGAAAGGTCCAGTATAGTAGTAATCAAATGCACCCGCACCTTGCGGGTTCACTGCGTACGACTCCTGGATCGAAACCCGTTGCCAGTGTTCTGTTCGAGGAACACCTTTAACGGTACAGACCTGACGACTTCGAACGATTTTGGGACCCATGTCCAAGTTAGCGACACGGTTCGGGGTATTATAGAACTGCCTGTTCACATCGAGGGCCATAGCCCAAGATCCGATCAGTTCAGGACCAAATATCCCAATCACATAACGTTCGATGCCTGAAGACCTAGCAAATAGTTCACGAGCATTTTGCCTATAGAGATCAACTCCATGGGCTTGATAGTCAACGATAGCAAGGTTAGACCCACGTATAAGGGGCTTTCCTTGTGTTGCGCTGACAGCCGGTAGGTTTCGGGGATTTCTCCGATTCTTACGAGGCATGTTCGTGACTTCCTGGTCAGTAGTGTAAAAGGCTTGCGATCGAGTCGCAGCGCCACCCGTAAGGGTGG